GATATAAGACGAGTTATCAATGGTGCACAAAGACAATCAGTAGATGGTAAGTTGGTTATTGATAAACAGAGTATTGTAGAGAACGATTATAAGTTAAAGTTGTTGGAGATATTAGAGAAACAAGATAAAAAGAGTGCATTCAATAATGTTCGTCAGTTGATGGCAGACGCAAAGGTTACAGATTTTGCAGATTTGTTTAGACTTCTATATGATGAAGTTGATAGTTATGGTAAAGGACATATTGCAGAATGTATCTTGATAATAGCAAAATATGAATTAAGTGATGCCCAAGTGGTTGATAAAGAAATCAACGCGATGGCAATGATAATAGAAATACTACAAGTTATAAAATAAGGAGTTAGAATGTATTATGAGGCGACGGTTATTTTCATAGAGGAAATACAGACAAAAAACGGAGTAAAAGAAAAGAAAGTTCGTAAGACTTACTTGGTGGAATGTGATTCAGTAAGTGTTGCAGAAGCAAAAGTAAATGAATGGTTAAAAGATTCACCTTTTGTTTTTGAAACCATAATTGCAAAGCAATCAAAAATAGTAGATGTGGTAGAATGATGGTAGAAAAATATTGGGGTGAAAAGAAACCACCTGTTAAAAAAGGCGCACAACCTAATGGTGTTAAACCAGAAAAACATATATCGGTTCACGAGAATAAGATTTATTATTATTCTAATGTAAACAGAGAAAGTGCAGTAGAATTAAATAAAAAGATAGGTGAGATAGAATCTAAGAGTTTGACATTGGCAAATACTTTAGATATAGACCCACCTACACTTAAAGTATTGATAAATTCAGGTGGTGGTTCAATCACTGCTGGTATTTCGTCTATGGATACAATATTGAGAACAAAAGTTCCAGTACATACTTATGTAGATGGGTTCTGTGCAAGTGCAGCCACATTTTTATCAGTAGTAGGTGAGAAAAGATTTATGAGTAGAAATTCTTATATGTTGATACATCAATTATCTACAAATTTTTGGGGAAAGTATTCTGAGTTTGAAGATGAGAAACAGAATCTTGATTTGATGATGGAAACGATTAAAAGGGTGTATAAGGAATATACAAAAGTTCCTGAAGATACACTTGATGAAATATTAAAACATGACTTGATGTGGGATGCAGAAACGTGTAAATCTTTAGGATTAATAGATGAGATAGTTTAAAATGATAGATATAGTTCAAGAATATATTATTGAACAGTTTGATAATATAGTTTATTCTTTAGATTTTGGGTTTGAAGAACCAGATAAGTTTAATTTAGAATGGATAGATTTTTTGGAAAGTGTAGATTGGAATAACAATTATGTTGTATTGGAGAGAACGGTTGAAGGTTATTTTCCAGAACTTTCTATGAAATTATTACATGAAGAAATAAGAAAACATAAATATCCTGCAAATAAAATAATATTTTTAACCAGTGATTTAAAGATAGAAAAAAATTATAATAATTGGAAATTAAAGAGTAAATTTAAGGATGATGTTCCTATTAATGTAATTGGAATTGCGGGATTTTTTCCTGATGTTATGCATTTGGTTAAGAGGGAGAAAAATCATAGAGAAATTTTATTAAAAAATATTTTGGTAACTAATGAAAGAGATAAGTTATTCCTTTTTCTTACCAGAAAAATGTGGCCATATAAAGAGAAGTTTTTTAACAAGATTAAAAGTATTGGGGGATTAGATGTTTCTATTTATTCGGCTATTGATTATGGAATATATTTAGATGATGAGGAACACTTTAAATCAGGTGGAGGTTGGAATGAACAAAAAAAATATGAATTAAGTAAATATTATGAAAATACATATTTTGAAACATTTTGTAATTGTGATATAGATGAGATAGATGGTAGAATATTTTTATGTGAAAAGAATGTAAAACCATTACTTCACGGACAACCATTTATTAGTTTGTCAAATTCGGGAACATTAGAAGTACTTAGAGGTATGGGATTTGAAACTTATCCAGAATTATTTGATGAAAGTTATGATGATGAAGTTAATATTGATAATAGATTTAATATGGTAGTTAAAGAAATAAAACGATATATTGATATGTGGAATAAGAATAAGAGTAAAGTTAATCAAATATTTACACAAGAGAATATTTTAGAGAAAAGGAAACATAATCAGAATTGGGTAATATATCATAATCCAGTATTACCAGATTTATATTATAAATTAGGAAGGATTATCACATGATTTACTGTTTCGGAGATAGTTGGAGTTATGGTTCTGAATTAAATGAAAATGAAAATCCTTTCGTTTATCATTTAGCAAAGGATTTAGGAGAAAAATTTATAAATTTTTCATCTCAAGGTAATTCATATTCAGTAATAGTAACTCGGATATTTGGTAATGTTCGTGATATTAATAGTGATGATACTATATTAATAGTTATTCCGCCTGATATAAGATGGATGGATCAACAACAGGGAAGTTTCATAAGTTGGTATTATGAAGCAGATAAAGAAAGATATATGTCTTGGTTAGGGGATAAAACAGAAGTTTGGTTTAGATATCATGCAAGTTTATTTACTTATTCTATTCAATCAGCATTAGATGGTATTGGTTGTAAGTATTTATTTATGCATAATTATGGTGGTGAATTTATTATAGACAGTAGATTTAAATCTTTAATTAATGTTGATAATTTTTTAAATATTAAAAAGTCTTTGACTACACTATTGGGTGGAAAAGATGAATATGAATCTTGGGATTTAGAGAATAATGGTCCAGACATGCAAATGAAAAAAAGTATATATTTTGAAGAACATCATACTCATCCAAATGAATTAGGACATAAGAGAATTGTAGAATTAATTAAAGAGAAGTTATGAATGGTATTTTAAAATGGGTAGAACCACACCGAGGTAGTGGATACATTACGAATGAAGATACTGGATTATGTAATAGAATTTATCATTGGGAACTTGGATATCAAATTGCTAAAATTAATAATATGAAAATTGAAGTTCAAAAAATGTGGTGGCCAGAATTAGAATTTTTAAATTTACCTTTAACTTCACGTGTAGACCAAAGTGATTCTGAATTTATTAAAGATTCATATCCTTTTGATTCTAATGTTATAAGACATTGTGGATTTAAGTTAGATAGTACAGAAAATTGGTTTCCAGTTGACGGGTGGGCGTTTAATAGGTTTCATCTTGATTATTTTGATGATAAATACCATTTAAAGCGGCCGTTACAATTAATAAAAATTAAAGATGCAAAATTAAACTATTTGATTGAAAGTACCGCTAGAGGTATGGTTGGTATTCATATAAGAAAGTCGCACGGTGTACGGGGAACGTTCGCATCTAATGGTGAAGAAGGTAAATATGAGAACATTGATAATAATGTTTATATTAGATTTATTGAAAAAATATTAAAATTTAATCCAAAACAAAAATTTTATGTAAGTAGTGATTTACCCTTGGATAGTATTAAGTTTTTATCGGACAATTATGATATAATTACTTATAAAGATGTTTTAAAAGAATATAAATTTAAAATAAAAGATAGTAGTATCAGGGATAAAATTGTGAATTATAGAGATAATGTTATAAAACAAAATACTTTAAAGGATATTGTAGATTTATTTGGACTTGCATTTTGTAGTTATTTAATAACACACACTGTGTCATCATGGAGTGCTTTTGCAAGACAATATATGAATAAACCAAATGTAACTTCAGATATTGGTAAGATAGATATGTTTATAAAAATGTTAGGAGATTCTAAATGAAATATTTGTATTATAATGGAGATAGTTTTTGTGGGGATGGGTTAGAGAAAAGTGAATCATTTGGTCAATTATTGGGTGATAAATATAATTTAGAAGTTAATCATGCATGGCAAGGTGGTGCAAGCAGTTATAGAATCTATAGAACAAGTATAAATCATATTATGAATAATCAATCTGAATTACAAGATACACTATTTTTAATTGGGTGGTCTAAACCTACTCGGTTTGAATTATATCATACTCTTAGAGAAGAATATATCCAGATGGGGCATCACAATTTTTATTTAAGGTTAAATAATAAACCTATTCGTGGAAATCCAATGGGTTTGACGCAGATATCGGTAGACGGATACGATGTATCTACTGAATTTAAAAAGGAATATGTTGAAAAGTTTATTGATATTGATATTATGTGCAAAGATAGCATTAGACGAGTTTATTCTTTAGAATGTATTTTGAAAGCAAATAATTGTAAATATTTATTTTGGAATGTATTCCATGATACTTGTATTTTACACTCCGCCCTTCCTGATCCTATGCAACTTTGGAATACGGCAGTAGAAATTTTTGATTGGGAGAATTGGATATTACCTGATAATTCATTTGATGGATATTTAAACCAGTTTCCAAAAGATGAAGTGAGACTGTCACCAAATGATGACCACCCTAATAAATTAGGTCATCAAAAATGGTTTGAAGTTGTGAGTTCGGTTATAGATAATAAAGAGTTACTATGAAAAAAACAGTATTAGTAGGTGGATGTTCACATTCAGCACCATATTATGTTACAAAGCAAAAAACTTGGCATTCATTGTTGAAGGAGAAATATGATTGTAATATAAGTTCTCATACTATTTCTGGTGCAGGTAATCTTTTTATTATTGATCATTTAATGTGGGAGTTGAATAAGACTGAAGTTGATTTAGTTATATTTCAGATAACAGAGCAGTTTAGAACAGTTCTTGGTATAAATCATCAATCATTAGTATTACATAGAAAAGACTTTAAAGGTGCTAGTTGTAAATCAACGAATATATTTTTTAACGCAGATTTTTGGGAAAAATACAGTTCAGTAGATTATAGATTTAGTCCAGACAGACGTGATTTTGATGATAGAAAACATATTTTATCAGAAAATTTTCCGTACAAAGAACATGATTTGATATATGATCCTGAGTATTATGAGATGTTTGATATTTTTTATTTAGAACAGATTTTACCATCAGTATATGAAACACAAGTTAGATATTTAAGAGAGTTGTATTTACTTCAAAATGAATGTAAAATGAAAAATATTCCTATACTTTTTATTGAATGGTGGAAACCATTATTAAAAATGGATGTAGATGCTGTAAAATTTTATTATAATAAGTTGGATAGGAATAAATTTGTAGAATTTGATTATGATAAAAATTGGGATGTATTGAAAGTTGATGGAGTAGAACAATACTTTGGTCCTGATGGATGCCATTTTAATGTTAAAGGACATAAGATGTTTTTTGAAAAATATGTTGAACCTAACTTACCTATAAAATTAGATGCCCAAATATAAGAAAATATCAAATAATGAAAACGCCATAGAGATTGATGGAAAAGTTGTGTTATCATTTGATCCACGATATAAAGAATATCTGAAATGGAGAGATGAAAATCCTGATTTAGAAAAAAAATTAGTAGATAATACAGTGGACGTGTTCGATAATCTTTTGAATCATCGGTTAAAGATAAAAAGGTCACGGTTTGTATTTTATTGGAAAAATGGCAATGTAATGGTAAAGGGTGGTTTTGTAGGAAATTTAAGGATTAGTGGTCAATGGAAATGGTATTATGAAAACGGTAATATACAAAGTGAAATAAATTATGTAGGTGGTTTTAAAGAAGGTCTATTTAAATTGTATTATAAAAATGGAAATATTAAAGTACAAGGAAATTATAAGAAAGATAACAGAGATGGTGTTTGGTTAATTAATGAAAAAATAAGAAAGTATCAAAATGGTAAAGAGTTGTAATGAATGGGATACTTTGAAAGAGGTATTCGTAGGTAATATAGAAAATCCAAATAATCCAATAAAGGGTAAAGACCTTCATTGTATTAACTATGCCAATAAAGACAATATTGATGATGTTACAGAAGGTTATTATCCAGAACAAGTTATAGAAGAAACTAAAGAAGATTTAGAAGAATTAGTATCTACTCTTAAATCATTTAGAGTAACAGTTAAGAGACCAGAAACACAAGATAATTTTAAGACATTATCAAATGGAGAGTGGATTTCAGATGGATATTACAATTATTGTCCACGAGATAGTGTAGTTGTTATTGGTGATACTATAATTGAATCACCTATGGCATTGAGGTCAAGGTACTTTGAAACATTTTCGTTTAGAAATGAGTTTATTGATTATATGAAGAAGGGTGCAAGGTGGGTATCAGCACCAAAACCAAGATTAACAAACGATAGTTATCAGAGAGAAAATTTAGATGAATTAACATTAACAGAGGTAGAACCTGTGTTTGATGCGGCAAATATTTTACGATGTAATAATGATATCTTATATTTATTATCAAATACGGGTAATAAATTAGGAGCCCAATGGTTACAGAATTTTCTTGGAAGTGAATATAGAGTTCATATATTAGAAAATTTGTATAGTTATGTTCATTTAGATTCTACTATAGCATTGTTAAGAGAGGGATTGTGTTTATTAAATCCCGATAGAGTTAATGAAGATAATATGCCAGAGTTATTAAAATCTTGGGATAAGATTTGGTGTCCAGAGATGGTAGACATTGGATACTATGGAGATTTTAATCATGCATCAGTTTGGATTGGGATAAATTTATTATCTTTAAATTCAAACTTGGTTCTATGCGATGAAAATCAGACGGAGTTACATAAAGAATTATACAAACATAACATAGAAGTTATTCCAATGAAACTTAGACATTCAAGGACACTTGGTGGTAGTTTTCATTGTACAACATTAGATATTTGGAGAGAATAACAGTTATATTAAAGGAGTTATAAAATGGCTAAAAGAAAAGCACCTCGACAACCACAACAAGAAGTTCAAGTGGATTTGAAAAAAGCAGATACTATAAAATGTGATGATTGTGGGAATTACCTTTTTATTACAGCAAGTGTAATTAAAAGAATTTCACCAATTATGTCACCAACAGGACAAGAAGCACTTGTACCAGTTCAGGTTTATAGTTGTGGTGATTGTGGTAAAGTTCCAAAGATGTTTTTAGAAGGTAGTGGACTTGGTTTGGATGAAGAAATCAATAAACCAAAAAAAGATGCACTTTCTCGACCAGATTTGGAATGGGCTGATAGTAAAGGTATTTAGTGGGTAAAAAACCAGATAATGTTGCAGATAACCCAGCAATATTACCTTATGGAAGTAATGTTGGTGCTCCAGCAATAAAACCAACTAATATTAGTTCTTGGAAACAAGAACGGATAGTATCTACAAATCATTATTTTGAAACACGATATAATGAGATAAAAGAAGAATACATCAAATTGATGAAAGAGTATGAGTGGAATAAACTTGTCTATGATGCCAAGTATAGTTTTCAGCCTGTTGTAGGACATACTTATTATTTATATCAACATGAAGAAGGTCATTTGTGGTTGAGTTTAATAGAACCTGAACAATGGGATCAAATATTCATAGGAGCATTCAAATTAACATCAAATGATAAATGGGAAAAGGTAGAGTGGGACACGATAAAAAAATAGAAGGTATATCGTTAGAAATAGCCAACCATTGGACTACAAATAATTATTTAACAGAGACCAATAAAAATTGTGGAACTCTTGTTGCATTTGATGTGGTCGAGGATAATATAACTGAAATAAATACTAATATTGATTTGGGAGAATTGGAGAGTAGAAATTTTAAATATGATGATTTTATAGATTTCTTAAAAAGAAATAATTTTACTTTTGTATTAGGATTAAGAAATATTTCTTATTCTGAAGTGAATCCATCAGAGGAATGGACAGATGAATTAAAGGAATCATTAAAATCTAATGGAGTGGAGTACGATGAGTTTATTATAGATGCTTGGCCATCACCAATTCCAGAATTTGATGTTCCTGATAATATTTTTATGTTAAGGTATTCTTATGATGAGTATAGTAAGATAGATCAAATGTCAGCAAGAAATTATGTTTTTGAAGATTTTATGAAGAATAGTGATTGGGAAGAATATTATAAGAAAATTGAAGATGGAGATAGAATGAGAGTTATAGTTTTTTGTAGTGATATAGAAAATTTAATATTACATGAGAGTTTTGTTAGATGAGTAAAATATTTGTATTGGGATATAATAAAACTGGAACTATAAGTTTATCTCAATCATTACAAATTTTAGGGTATAGTGTGTTACATACTGGAAGTAATAATTTTATGGAAATCTTAATGAAATTTTCTAATAACTTAGAACTTGGTGTGGGAATATTAGATGGAATTGATAAATATGATTGTTATTTGGATTATCCTATCTACGAACCTACAGTCTTTAGTCATATTGTAGATGAATATCCAGATGCCAAGTATATTAGTTTAACAAAAAATTTAGATGACTACGTGGATTCTGTTTTACGAGTAAAATTATAAGAATACAACAAGGAAAGTTTAATAATTGGAATTGGTTAGGTGTCGGTGATGAAGAAGTGTTTAGAAATTATCCAGAACATCAGAAGGAGTGGGTGAAAGGTAGGACTAAATTTAAACATGATAGTAATATAAGATTTTTAAATAAGAAAAATATAGATTATTTAGATATGAATATTTGTGATGAGGGAGATGGTTGGGAAAAATTATGTAAATTTTTAAATAAACCTATACCCGATATGGAATTTCCACATGAAAACAAAAATAAAATAGAGAAATTATGATATTATATGAGATGTTACAGAATGTTAATCCTGAAATAGTCAATCATATAGATAAACGTGCAGAACAGTTAGATGGAACATACCTTATATCTAAATCTGAAGAGAGAATGGATTATGTGATTGATTTCTTTGCGTGTTATAAAACTAACACAACATATATTCCTGTATCATCTAATATAGAACAACACCATCTTGATGAGATAGAGTCTAAGTCTAAATATTTAACAGACGACATTGCAGCAGTTTATTCTACATCTGGAACAACAGGTAAAAGTAAATTTGTTACTCATTCATGGAGTAGTATTGAATGGTGCGTTTTAGAATCTATTAAAGAGTGGGAATATACAGAAGATGATTTTGTTTATTGTCCAGAGTTATCTAATACGACAGCATTATTAATGATAACAATTCCATCTTTTTTATCTGGAGCAAAATTTATAATAGAGAAATGGAATCCATCTACAATTAACAAACATGCATTTACTATGATTCCAATGACACCAAAGATGAATGATATGTTAAATGGTACTGAAGATTTTGATGGTGCAAGAACAACTATGGGTTCGGATTTTGTTGAACAATATCAAGTTGATAAGTTTAAAGAACAATGTGGTAGTGATTGGTGGTGTAGTTGGTCTATGACGGAAGTTTTAATGCCAGGAATGACAGGTAAAAATACATTGATTATGAATCCACATAAAGATTATGATGTTAAGTTGAACTATAAAAGTGAATTATTAGTAAAAGGACCAGGTCTTATGTTGGGATATTTAGGTGAGGAGAGGACGAGTGGATGGTTCAATACTAAAGATATTTGGGAAAGAGTAGATGGGGGATATAAATTTATATCTCGTGTTCCCAAAGTGGTGAATCATTTATGAAAATTAAAGTTTTAAGTTGTATTTTAGATATAGAAAATTATAAATGTCTTGATATGGAATACTTTGATGGATTAGAGTTAAACAGAGTTAAGAAAATAAATGATAAACTTGAGATTAAATTACAAAAGGGATTAGATAACTTTTTGGAAGAATTTTCAACCGAGAAGGGTGATAAATATCCATATCATGGAATGTGGGATATGGAAGAAGCCAAGTGGAGATTAAGGAGTGGTAATTTTTTATTTTGGATTTTAGAATACCAAGATGAGATAGTTGGATGGCAGTGGGATGTTTTAGGAAAAATTTCTGTTTATCTTAATAGAAGTAATGGGTTGGTTTATAGTCCCAGGAAAAAAAATGAATTTATATTTATTAAGGATATATTTATAGAAGATAATGAAGTTTTTGGTATAAATTTTTATATTGATAGGAGATATAGAGGAAATTCATTTTCTCGTTTTTTAAAATCTTATCATCCAGAATTATTAGGACAAATGGGTTATAAAAAATTATTATGGCATACAGAAAAATGGAATCATTCAGCATTAAGTATGTTACATAAAACAGAAGGTATAAGTTGTACAACAAAATTATTGAAAATAAATAAGGAGAAATAATGAAGAAGTTATTGATTGCGATATTAATGAGTGTGGGATATTCACAGACAGTAATAGTGTGGGATAGTGATTTCGTTGGTGATACGATTGTTGTAGTTGGTGATTATAATATTGCAAAATCAAATACACCAGTATCATATACAGATATTAATAAAGAACAGATTGAAACTTTTGAGGGACAAGACTTAGCATATCATTTGTCAAATGTTCCAGGTGTTTATATTAGAAATGATTTGGGAGTTAAATCTCAAACTAATTTATGGGTAAGAGGTTTTGACGAACAAAGACTTTCTGTATCTATAAACAATATTCCTATAAATGATCCAACTTCTAAAAAGGTTTGGTGGTCAAATTGGGGATCAACATCTCAATCAACAAATAAAATTCAAGTTCAACGAGGAGTTAGTTCATCTTTATATGGACTTGGTAATCTTGGTGGTAGTGTTCATATAATTACTGATGATTCTGATAAACCAGAAACTAATTTTGGTTATTCTACTTGGAATGGAGATTCTCGTAATTTAAAGTTTAGTGTTAATAAGACAGCTGAGAATTATACTACAAGATTTACATATCTTCGTGATTATGGGTATAAAGTAGGTTCTTATTTTGAGTCTTTAGCATATTATCTTTCAGCCAGAACTAATTACAAAGGACACAATTTGAGATTGGTATTTCATGGTTCACCTGCACTTAATACGCTTGGATTTTATGGTCAATCACCATCTACTTTTGCTAAGTATGGTAGAAATTATAGTGGAAACGTTCAAGTTAGCACATTAGATGTACCAGATTCAGAATCCTATTTGACTTTAAGTGATGTTGTTGGGTTTGCAAAAGGTGGAACATCAAATAGTGTTGGTAGTTTTATTAATGCAGGTGGAAGGTCAAGTTTAGATAATAATGCTTATCATAAACCAATGTTAGAATTACACCATAGTTATACTTTTGATAATGGTGTTGAGTTAAATAATGATTTACATTATTCTTGGGGTAATGGATTTTTAGCACTATTGGATAAGTTTTATTTTGTTAGTAAAGATGAAAATGGGTTAATGAGTTATGAATCAGTAAATGCAGGTGCCCCGTGGTATCCTAATTTACATCAATATACAAGTTGGGTTGACCATAAACAATTTGGTCAAGTACTTACTTTATCAAAGACACTCAATAAGGATAGTAAAATATATGCTGGATTTGATAATAGAGTTTGGATATCAGACCATAAGGCATATATTAATAATGGTTTTGGTGGAGATGAATATTATTATAATATTGGTGGAGTTCCAACTGGATTTCCTGAAGGTGGGAAGATTTGGGATTTTACTACATACAAACCACAATCAAGTTTTTTTGTTAGGTATTTACAAAATATTGGTAAATTTTCTGTATTGGCTGATTTACAACGTTCCAGTATTACTTATGAAGTAGAAGAAAATATGATTAGTACTAATAATACTACTGGTAAACTTATTACTTGGGATAAGAAATTTACAAGTTGGTCACCTAAACTTGGAGTAGTCTATACACATAATAACGATTTATCAACAAGGTTGAGCGTATCGAAAACAGAAAATGAACCACGAATACGGGCAATGTTTAATTATGGTAAACCAAAGGAAGATATAACCTTAGAAGAAGCAATTGATACTGAATTTGGAGTTAAATATAAGAATAGTGGATTGAATATATATAATATAGATTTTAGAGGTAAAAATATGTTGGTTGTAAATCCAGAGATGGCTAATACTGATGATTATGATTATCAGGGAAGAAAATATATTCCAATAGGTGATGCCAATTATAGTGGAATAGAGTTATATACCACATTAGAACTTCCATATGGATTAGTATTGAACTTAAATTATTCAAAGTCTGAGAATGTTTGGGGGACACCATTTGGAGAAGAAGGTAGAAGTATACTATATGGTTTTGATGTAGATTCAACCATTGGTGATACAAGGTATGAAACTGGATTTCCACAAACTATATTGAGTGGTAATCTTTCATATAAATGGAAAGATTTAACTGCAGTAGTTTCTTCGAGATATTATGATGACATTTATATTATGGAAAATAATTCTGAAGTTTCGGTTGATGGACACAATGATGAGAATGGTGAGTGGGTATCTACAGAAGATTCTGCAACATTACCATCAAGTTTCCTTACTGATTTATCAATTAAATATGGTGTATCTAAAAATCTCGATGTACAGTTACAAGTTCATAATTTATTGAATACAGAATATTGGTCAAGTGCGAGTAGTTGGGGATTTCAGACTGGTATTCCCAGAAGTTCTACATTTTCATTATTTTATAGGTTTTAATTATGAAATTTTGGAATAATGATTTTGTATTAACAGTTATTTTAATGGCAACGGCATATAGTTTGGCGTGGGTTACACAAACTGGTCAATTAGCATGGAAATGGGCAAAACCACCTATACCCGCATTGTTAGCAGCAATTCCTACTGGATTATTATTTGCATACGCTGTAAAATATAGTTTTGCATTTTCAAATCAAGCTTGGTTCTTCAAGATTATGTCACATTTTATGGGAACATTAATATTTGCATTATTTACTTGGATGTTTATTGGTGAGGCAATTACTTGGAAGATTGGACTATCAATACTTTTATGTTTTATAGCCGTATTGATTCAACTATAAAGTGTATGTTATAATTACAGGTCATACTTCTGGTATAGGAAAACATCTCTATGAAAACCTTGAAGGTAAGATAATTGGTACGAGTAGGTCTAATGATAAACCTATAACAGAAATATCAGAGTGGTTTGATGAGAAATGTGATTTGTTTATTAACAACGCCTATGATGATGATAATCCTAATGCACAATCTGATGCATTAAAGTATGTTTATTCCAAATGGAAAAACGACTCAAGTAAAATGATAATTTCTATTGGTTCAAATGCACCTGATTTTGGTAAAGGACATGATTATAGTGAAGGTAAAAGACTTTTAGATAAAACAAATTTTAAATATTTTATGGAATCTACTGGGGTGAAATGTTCTTTGATTAGACCTGGCTGGACAGATACACCAAGAATAACAGAATGGTGGGACGGTAAAAAATTAAAAGTTGATAGAATACTCGAAGTAGTTAATTTTATAATTAATTTTGATGGTAGAATAAGGGAGATTACACTTGAAAACAAGTGATTTTATAAAACGATTAAATATTAGATTTGATAGTTATGCTTTAAAACGAGATTGGAAGATATTGGATTCTGAAGTAGAAAGTGATCAGGGTGGATTCAATCAGATAGGGTTAACCTATACTGAAGATTGTGAAGAAGATAAAAGGTGGGTTCAAAATGTAGGTAGTTTATTTTGGGAAAAAACAAATCCAGGTATGAAATATAGTGAGAAAGATTTTTCTGTATTAAACCCTAAATTAGAAACTATGTGTCCTTATATTTGGAAGGTTTGTAATGAAATGAAATTACAATTTTCAATAGGTAGAATTAGAATCATGATAATGAAACCAGAGAGTGTTTATAATATGCATCGTGATTTTGAACGAAGATGGCATCTTCCAATAATATCCCCAGTAGATAGTTTTTATTATGTTAGAACTAATGAGAGTAATATATATAATGATGATATATTAGAATCTTCACACGGTATTGGATTTCATATACCAGATGATGGGTTTGTATATGAAATAGAAGCAAGTAATTCACATACAGCGGTAAACCCGTCTACTTATGATAAAAAAGAGAATAGAGTTCATTTATTATTTAATGAATGTTTTTAATTGTGATATTTATTAATGGTAAATTATAGTATAGGAGAATTTAAATGGATTTTCAAGTAAGAAATTGTTGGAGATACGATTTTAGCAGTTCATTTGTTGATGTTGTAAGAAATGTTAACTATTCATTTATGGATAGTGGTTCATCATCAGTAGCTGGTATATTAAATTATGAGAGAATAGATTATTCTACTGAACTTGTTGCGGCTGTAACGGAAAGTTTTGTTGCATGGGATAATGTAACTACTTCATCTATGGAGAGTTGGATAAAGACTTCATATGGGGATAATTGGGGTTCATTTACTTCAAGTATAGCTTCTACACTTACAGATGCATTAAATGCACGGACTGGATCATATCCAAGTTATAATTTAGCCTGGCAATCGGGTTCTACCACATTGGACACATCCGCGGTTGAAAGTGGAAGTTCGTTCTGGGGAAGCTATTAAAACTGATTTTGAGAAAGTAGTTTAATAATTATAGTTATGAAAAATAAAGGTCTATTCGACCACGTTACACATATTACACAAAAACAAACTAAAGGTTATTGGGATTCTCTGAACGAAACAGAGAAGAAGCAGTGGTCTAACTATATGATACATAGGTTTCTATCTATGAAGATGGAATATGTTGATGTAGTAAATGAATTTCAGAGATACAATCTGAAACCAAAAGAGTTATACAAGTTATACACAAACATATTACCAAAGGGTAAGCAGTGGTTGCGGTATGTTAAGGGGAAAACTAAAATGAAATATGAAAAATGGTTATTGGAAATAATTTCTAAATATTATGAAGTGAGTTTATCAGAGGCAAGAGAATATTTAGATGTGTTTTATTCAACAGAACAGAACAAAGCAAATCTAAAAACGATACTTCAGAAATATGGAGTGGATCCAAAGGAACTGAAAAAACTAAATTTACCGTGAGTAGAACGGATTATTCAACACTCGGTAATTTCTTTGATTATGATTTCGATGATTTAGAGTTTGAGAGAGTTACAAATAATATAGATACCGTAGATATTGATTATGGTGTAGATGTCATATTCAAGTATTACCGCAGACACGGTTTCCCTCACTACAAAATACGAGAAGATGAGAAACATTCTCATATGAGGAAACTGCGTAAATTTGATGTATCCACTATATTTGAGGATAAGAAAATTATACAGACTATGCATGCTTTACGATTAGCTTGGTCCTACTTCCCGTTTTTCTGGGAAATACAATGTGGAAATTCTATGAACTCACCAATGGAAACTTTTTTAGATGATGATAAGTTTAAGTCAACCATAAAGAAATGTTGGAAGTGGCAACTTAAACATTGGAGTGGAGAAGGAGAGAGAACCCATAATAAGTTTCACGAAAACAGATTACGACAATCAATTAAGATTTATACAGGAACACAATCAGTATCTAATTTCAGACCAACGGCAGCAAAACTAATTTATGAAAAATATGGTGGTCCAGTGATTAGAGATATGTCAAGTGGTTGGGGTGGCAGGTTATTAGGATTTTTAGCAGCATCTAATACTAAACATTATATTGGAACTGAACCAGCTACAAGGACATACGAAGGTCTATTAGAAATGAAAAAAGATTTTTCGTATTTAGGGAAAAAAGTTGATATATATAAGTGTGGGTCAGAAGTTTATCGTCCTGATAAAAATTCACTTGACCTATGTTTCACAAGTCCACCATATTTCGACACTGAAAAATATAGTGATGAACCAACTCAAAGTTATATAAAGTTTCCAAGTGAACAAGCTTGGATGAATAAGTTTATGAGACAGACTATGGAAAATTGTTATTACGGATTAAAAGATGGAAAGTATATGTTGATTAATATATCGAACACACCAAAACACAAATTTATAGAAGAAGGTACAATTAAAGTTGCAAAGGAAGTTGGATTTACTTATGAAGATGTGATAGAACTAACATTATCTTCAGTAATGGGGGCCGGTTATAAGTACGAACCAATATTTGTTTTTAAAAAATGACTTTACTACGAGATGAACGAAGAAAACAAGAAATAATAGATTTTCTTGGATGTGAATTTATAACAATAGAGGAGTAAAAATGCACGAAACGAAAGAAACACTATTCAAACAACTTGAATGGGGAATAGATATAAACAAGAATACAATGTATCTTACATACGATATAGATACTGACAGTTTGTATTCTACAATGACGAGATTGGATAGCCTTATTCATTACAATAGAGGTGAAGATATCAATTTGATTATTTCATCATATGGTGGTGATGTTTATGCAATGTTAGGAACGATTGATTATTTCAAATCACTACCAGTAAAAGTGAACACTCATTGCTTTGGAGCAGCAATGTCCGCGGCAGCAGTTATTCTTTCCTGTGGGACAGGGGTTCGTTCTATGAGCAAAAATTCTACTGTGATGGTCCACGAAGGTTCAGCATTTGAGGCCGGTAAAACGTCAGATGTTTTAAAAGGTGCAGATCATTTGAAAAAATTACAAAGTAATATCAACCGTATTCTCGGTGAAGTCACAAATAAAGACCAGGAATTTTGGGAAAGAATTAGTAAACAAGATACATATCTAACAGCAGAAGAAGCATTGGAATACGGTGTTATCGATGAAATTAAATAGGAGTGGGTAATGACAAAATTTATAAAAGATAGTAAGAAAAAAGTAATTTATGGAAATGACGGTTCACCAACTCAACCTAAATCAAATGACAGTGTAGTAGATTTGATGGAAAGAGATTGGCCAGAAATGATGGGTGAGTTTCGTAAAATACAAGAAGAACAATATGAGTTATTCGCATTGAAACAACACGATTATGGTCCCGGCAATATCAGTATGGGAACAGATTTAAAAACTGAAACAGATGTAAAATTATCACTAACGGCATTAGTAGTTAGAGTAAACGACAAAGTAAACAGATTAGTCAATCTCATTATCAAACGAAATAGTGAAGGACAGGCAGAACCCACAATGGATGCCTTCAAGGATATATCGGTATATGGTATTATTGCTCAAATAGTTAAAAATGGTAAATGGGGTAAATAGGAGAAAACAAAATGAAAACAGCAAAATACTACACGGCTGTTTGGTGTCTGCCCTGTAAGTCATTCAAACCAGTAATGGAAGAATTGTCTAGCGAGGGATATAGTATAGAGTTTATAGACATAGATGAAAATCAAACAATGGCAGCTTCAATGGGAGTCAAGTCAGTTCCAACTACTATAATAGAAGAAAATGGTATGGAAGTTGAAAGATTAGTAGGTGTTCAGAGTAAAGAGACTGTCAAGTCAAAATTAGCTTGACTTTCTCATTAATTATTCGTAAGATCAATTATGTCTAAAACTATATCGTATAGCCAATATTCACAGTGGGTGCAGTGTCCGTGGAAGTGGAAGTTGTCATATGTAGATAAAAAATCAATATTTGACGGTAATATTCATACCTTATTTGGTGCAAGTATGCATGAAGTATTACAAGAATATTTAAAAGTAATGTATACTCAAAGTATAAAAGAGGCAAACGAACTCTATCTTGATGAGATGTTAGAAGATAGAATGCGTGAAAATTTTGTGGAAACTTTACAAAATAATGGTGGAGTAGAGATTTGTACAAAGGATGAAATGAACGAGTTTTATCAGGATGGACTAAAAATTATAGATTTCTTTAAGAAAAAACGAGACCAGTATTTTAGTAAACGTGGATATGAATTGCTTGGAATAGAAACCGCTCTTGATTTTGGTATGAGTAAAAATATTAAATTTAAGGGTTTTATAGATTTGATAATTCGTGACGTTAAACTGGAACGAATAAAAATTATTGATATTAAGACAGCTACATATGGTTGGAACAAATATCAAAAGAAAGATAAAAACAAGACAGACCAGTTATTATTATACAAACAGTTTTTCTCTAAACAATTTGATATTCCATTAGATAGAATTGATGTAGAGTTTTTTATAGTAAAACGAAAGTTATATGAGGGAACAGATTTTCCACAAAAGAGAATACAGATATTTACTCCTGCAAATGGCACACCATCTATAAACAAAGTAAATAGACGATTAAAGGATTTTATAGATGATTGTTTTACAGATGAAGGAGAATATAGGACAGACCATATTTATAGTAAACTACCATCAGTAAAGAATTGTAAATGGTGTGAGTATGCAGACCAACCAGATTTGTGTGATAGGAAACCTGGAGAAACAACGTGATAATTCATAGTTTTAGTATGCGAACAAAATTGTCGTATTTTTTAAACACGGACATTGAACATTCCGTTATAGACAAAATAAATGAAGTGTATGATATCCACCCGTTTAAATTGCAACTGTGGTATGATGAAGGTGATATAACATCCAAAGATTTAAAGGGGTTTTTAGAACGATATGAAAAAATACTCCATTATAAGACAACTATAAAAGTTGGTAATTATACAGAAAGGGGTGACTTTACGTGGTTCAATATGACACACGTCAAAGATATAACACCAGAATTGAATTATAGGTTTCAATATTATTTCACAGGCACATCAGAAGTAGAGGGAATATTGGATGGATTGAGTGAGTTTAAAGATACCATAGAATTTGTATCCAATCCAAAACCATCAAAACAACAACAGGTAAAAAGGAAACAAAAACGAAATGATTATGAGGATTAGGTTATGGTAAAAGTTGGTTGCGTTGGATCTCGCAAATATGCAAACAAACGAAAGATTAGAGAGTTCGTATTTGGGTTAAAGGAAAAGTTTGGTGATGAAGTAGAAATAGTTAGTGGTGGTCAAAAACATGGAGCCGATGGATATGCGAAGAAATTTGCTATTGAGTTTGATATGAAATATGTAGAGTTTCCACCATCACATTACCAGTACAATCAGCATTGTATATTAGATAGAAGTGAATATGGAAAGAAATACGCTGTGTGGAATTATCATGATAGAAATAAACAAATAGCTGAATATAGTGATTATATAGTAGCATTCATACCAAAGGGTCATAAATCAAGTGGAACAAATAACACAATAGAATACGCTACAAAATTAGAAAAAAAAGTTGTAATTTTAGATTAATTTGATATATATATGTATATACGGAGAACAATTTATGAAATATGTAATTAAAACAATTGATGTAGTAATTTGGGGATTAGAAACTTTAAGAGAAAAGTTGGGCCGAGTTAGTGCAAAACCATTCATGACAAATGAAATTGGAGGAAAATAATGGGACAAGTATTTAGTTACGACTCTATAGGAACACCTTTAGAAGTATTTCGCGATTTAAGTGAAATATTATATAAATTAGTATGGAACTATGGGATT